ATGACTGTGCACAAGCAGACGTTCTTTGATAACGCTGCCACCCCGAACCTTGTCATTAAGTACAACACGAAGTTGACGAAGGAAACGATTGATCGCCTGCGTGATCGTTTCAATGCTCGTTATTCGGGTGCCACTGGTGAGAAAACGATGGTGCTCGATGAGGGCGCGGACATGACCATTGTTGGTAATTCGTTTGAGCAGATGGCTTTCACTGATGTGCAGAAGGCTGGTGAGGCTCGTATTGCGATGGCCGCGTCGGTGCCCCCGATTGTGGCTGGTTTGCAGTCCGGTCTTGATGCCGCAACGTACTCAAACTATGGCCAGGCGTTGAAGGCTTTTGGGGATAACTTCATGCGTGCGCATTGGCGCAGTGTGTGTGCAGCTCTTGAACCGTTGGTGAATGTTCCTGATGGGGCGCGTCTTTGGTATGACGTGACTGATATTGCCGCGTTGCAGGAGGGTGAGTCTCAGCGTGCTGAGGCTAACCGCACGAGGGCGACCGCGATGGGTGAGTTGATTCGTGCTGGTTACACCCCTGACTCGGTAACGAACGCTGTCAACGCTGATGACTTCTCTTTGCTATCCCACACTGGCGCGATTCCTACCGCCCTTTACCCGAATGGCCAGGTGCCTACACCATGATCGATTTCACTCGCGCGTACCCACTTGAGGACATCACTATTCGTAGTGGTGGCGATGGTCGCACTGTTGAAGCTTACGCCGCTGTGTTTGATGTTCCTCAGCGCATTGTTGACGGCAGTGGCCAGTACCTCGAGGTCATTGATCGTGCCGCGTTTAATAAGACTTTGGCTGATAAGGGCACACGTTTTGGTGTGTTTTACAACCACGGTCGCACCATTTGGGGCACACCCTCTGACGCGTACTCGATGCCCATTGGTACGCCGGAGAAGATTGTTGCTGATGACCGTGGGTTGTTGACGATCACGCGTTACAACAACACTCCTGTGGCTGACCAGGTGCTTGAGGGTATTCGCACTGGTGCGATCACTGCCCAATCATTTTCGGGTGCGTTTGTGCGCTCGGACATTCCTACTCCGCGTGGTGGTTTTAAGCCTGCAGCTGATGGCTCACTGCGCACTGTTGTTCGAACGGAGATTGCGATGCGCGAATACGGACCTACTCCGTTCCCTGCTTATGAAACCGCAGCAATCCTTGGTGTGCGTGCCGAGGAGATTGCCCAGGTGCTTGCCAATTTGGACGCTGACCAGCGTGCCGAGATTGCTGGCATCCTCCAGATTCCCGTGATGCGACTTGACGAAGCCGCGGTCACGGATTCCGACACCTCGTCTGAGGCCGTCGCCGAAGAGCCGGTCATTGATGACCACTCTGCTCGGACAAACCATTCATTCCAATCCTTACGCCGTCAGGCTAGGGAGAGAGGGGTCCTCTAAATGAGCACCCGAATTGATGGGCTTGCCTCAGAGCTGGACGCTTTGCGTACCGAGATCACTGAGCTTGATGCCCTAGAAACCCCCACCGAAGAGCAAGCAGCTCGCTACGCCGAGTGCATCTCTGAGTGGGACAGCAAGAAGGCTGCACACGATGACGAAATCGCTCGTGCCGCTAAGTGGAAGAGATCAACGCTGCACCTTTGTCGTTCAAGCGTGAAGCTGGTTTCTCTGCCCCTAACGTGATCGTTCGCAATGACCCGTTTGAGAACGTGTCTGCGCTTCGTTCAGATGATTACAGCAATGACACTGTTGCTCGTGCCATCACCGCGTTTGAAACTTCTGGTCGTGGCGTTTCTGACGCTGAGCGTGCCGAAGTTATCAACAAGATTGAGACCATTCCTGGTGCCGCTGTTCACGCACTGGTGCATGGTTCACCTGCTTACCGTTCCGCTTTCGGTACGTGGATGAAGTCGCAGGGTGTCAACCCTTTGCTCACCGGCGAAGAGGCTGACGCTGTTCGTGCATCGATGTCGTTGACTGGTAACGCTGGTGGCTACAGCCTCCCAACGTTGCTTGACCCCACGTTGATCAAGACTGGTACTGCTACTCGTAACCCAATCCGTTCAGTGGCCCGCGTTGTTCAGGGTACGCAGAACGTGTGGAATGGTGTTTCTGTTGGTGGAGTCACGACCTACTGGGTTGCTGAAAACACTGCTTTGACCGATGGCACTCCCACCTTCTCGAACCCAAGCGTGACTGCTGCGAAGCTGACCGCTTACCTCACTGGTTCCTACGAAATCTTTGAGGACTCAAACCTGCAAGCACAACTTCCAGGTCTGATTGCTGAAGCGTTTGATTACGCTGAAGGCACCGCGTTCATTAGTGGTTCCGGTTCGGGTGCACCTAAGGGAATCGTCACTGCGATCTCTGGTACTGCTGGTTCCACGGTTACTGCCACGACTCGTGGTTCGTTCACTTCGGCTTCTGTTGCTGACGTGTTCGCCGTGGTCAACGCTACGACTCCTCGCTACGAAGACAACTCCACGTGGGTTGCTAACAAGGCTTGGTTCAACACTGTTCGCCAGATTGCTAACCCTTCGGCTGCTGGTCAGTTGTTGCCTGCTGGTGCGAACGAGTTGTTGGGCTCCCAGATCATCAACAGCTCTGACATGAGTGCTGCTACCACCTCGGGAACCGTCATGGCCATCCTGGGTGACTTCAGCCAGTTCGTGATTTACGACCGCCTCGGCACGACTGTCGAGTTCATCGCCAATGTGGTTGATGGTTCAGGTCTGCCTTTGGGTAGCCGTGGACTCGTCGCTCACAAGCGCGTCGGTTCGAACGTCACCGATGTTAACGCCTTCCGTTTCTTGAAGGCCTAGTCATTAACTGAAACTCACACCAGGGTCATGCCACGAGCCTCTGACCTTGGTGTGAGTTTTGGGACCAAACAATGTAGGGACCAAACAAATGCCTAGTAAAGCGAAAACAAATAAGGCTAAGCCTAAGAGCCTTGACACTGTGGTGATTGGTTACATTCACCCAGGTCAGGTGTCCGCGTTCTTCACTCACTCGTTGATCATGTCCCTTATGCATGATCAGGGTTTGAATCGTCGCATTGTGGGCATTGAGCAAGATTGGTCTTCGGCGAATGTGTCAATGTCGAGGAACACTGTGACGCAGCGTTTCTTGGATGACACTGACGCTGACTGGTTGTGGTGGATTGACGCTGACATGGCGTGGGAGCACACCGCGCTCGAGGCCCTGCTTGAGGTCGCTGACCCTGTGAATGCACCCATTGTGGGGGGCTTGTGTTTTGGTGCAAGTAATGGTGAGTTGTTTCCAACGATCTACCAGCTCGCTGAGTTTGAGGGTGGGATTACCACGGTTCGGATGCACGACTTTGAGCCGAACACTGTGATCCCTGTGGCCGCTACTGGTGCGGCGTTTCTGCTGATTCACCGCAGCGCACTTGAGGCGATCAGGACCCGCGCCTACAACAAGACTTTCACTTGGTTTCAGGAAACTGAGATGGGTGGCCGGCCAGTGGGCGAGGACATCACGTTTTGTTTGCGTGCACTGGAGTCAGGGTTTAAGACGTTTGTTCACACTGGTGTCGAGGTTGGGCACCACAAATCACAGTTGTTGACCGCTGACCTGCACCGTGAGCAACGCGCGAAGGTGAAGGCTGATGAAGGGACTGAGGATGTCTGACCCTAAAGAGTTCACTGTCATTGCACAGTTAGTTGCTACGGCAACGATGGAAGTTACACCTGCTGAATCTACCGAGAATGAGGAAACGAAATGACCGTTGGTCTTTCTGCCGTGAACACGGCTGACAAGTTGCTTAACACGATTGGCCGTACCGGTACCACGTTCACGGCTGGTTCGTTGTATGTGAAGTTGCACACCGCTGACCCTGGTTCTGCTGGCGCGACTGCTGCTTCAGCTGTTACCACGCGTTACGCTTGCACGTTCAGTGCATCGTCCGCTGGATCAATGGCGCTTACGTCTATGGGTGGCACGTGGTCAATGACTGCCACTGAGACGATCAGCCACATCAGCTTGTGGGACGCTTCAACTTCTGGCAACTTCATGTGGTCTGTTGCTTTGACCGCGAGTAAGTCTGTGGTCAGTGGTGACACGCTGTCTCTTACATCGTTGACGTTGGCCTTCACACCAATCGCGGCCTAGTCATGGCTGAGGTGAGCATTGCCCAGATTGAGGCTTATGTTGCCTCAGTCATTGATGACACCGCGACAACTGTTGCCGAGGTTTCTCCTTCGGCTGCCCAGGCCGCTGTTGAGATCACTGGTTTGACTATTCATCAAACCGCTGATGCCCAAGTGTTTATGAACGCTTTGTTGACGATGCGCCGTAGTGCGACAACTGACACGTTGCTTCGCATCTTGAAGGGATACCAGCAACAGTATGCGGATACTTCGTTGTCTGTGTCGCAGGTTCTTCAGGAGATCATTGACCAGAACGGGGGCTAACTGATGGCTCTTGCTTTCACAGGTCTTGGTTACGATTCCAACTTTGCAATTTATGAGGGTGCTCCGCTAGTTTCTGGTTTGTCTTTAACTGCTGGTGATTTGCTCATTGTCACTGGTTTTGTGTATGACGTTAACGGAGATCAAGACCCAGAGTATAGTTTGGTTGGTGGTGTTTCTCTTAACACAAGTTGGGGAACAATAACTGACCTGAACCTTTACACTGGCAGCAGTTACTATGGTGATGCTTTAACTAATGCGTGGATTGTTGCTGTTAACTCCACTGGCTCCGGTCGCAGTGTCACTATGGATGGCTACACCGATGGTTCTTTGGGTCCAATTATCTCATTAACTGTTGTCAAGGTCACTGGTCATAACACTTCTACGCCTATTGGTGCAAAGACTTCTGGGACATCAACAACAAACAATCTTACGACCACAGCAATTACAACAACTGCTGCTAATTCGTATGTTTTTGCAAGTGGTTATGAACCATTTGCAAATGGTGGCCCAACATCATCTGACCTGACAACGTATGCCCCTGGTCTTGGGTTTTTGGCTGGTTGGAAAACTGCGCCGACAACTGGTTCATACACCGCTAATCTTGATGCTGTTGGCACTGGTGCCGCTGGCTGGACTTACGTTTTTCTTGAAGTCAAGGTTGCTGGTGGCACCGCCCACACCGCGTCAGGTACTAGCACGATCACCGCGACCGCCACGGCATCAATGTCGTCGTCCAGGGTGGGTGCTGGGTCATCTACTGAGACCGCGACTGGTACAGCTGCTGCATCAAACCAACGCACACTAGCTGCGACCGCAACAGCGACCGCTAGTGCCACGGCTGCGATGTCGAGCACGCAGGTTATCGGTGCATCGGGCACTGGTACGGCTAGTGGTACCGCTGCTGGTGCGATCACCGCTGTGGTCACGATCAGTGGTGCTGCCACTGGTACGGCTTCTGGTACGGCTGGTGCGTCGAGCACGCAAGTGTTCGCGGGTAGTGCCACTGTCACAGCCACTGGTACCGCTGATAGCAGTATCCGCCCGATTGTCACTGTTGATGGTTCGGGTTCGATCACTGCTACTGGTGCGACGACTGCGAGTAAGCAGCAGACCTTGGCTGGTAGCGCGACTGCGAGTGCGAGTGCGACTGCTGGCCTGATCTCGATCACACCAATTAGCGGTGCTTCAACGGTTACCGCGACTGCGACTGCGCTCGCCTTGATCACCACACCAGGCACTCTTTATGGCAACGCCACGAAGGTTGCTGGTCTTTACGGTTCGAGCACTAAACCAACTTTGACAACGAGGAGCTGACGATGCCGGTTTACGCGGGTGCCTCAGGTGTGACCGGATACATCCGTTT